CGGTCTGGTGCCCGACGGACGGCACCTACGGCGGCACCCCCACGTCGCAGGCGATCGACATCCGCAGCCTTCAGGCTGAGTCGTGGGATCACATCATCGACGACGCCTCGAACTCGCTCTATGGCGCGGTCCGCGCGGAGAGCCTGGGTGCCACCGGCCTCGTGGCGAACGGGAAGAACAGCGCCCTGAACGTGCGGCTGACCTGGGATTACCAGCAGCTTGGCGCGGTGTCCAGCCCCCCGGCGGTGCCTGCCAGCGGGACGCCGTTCCGCAATACCTACTGGCAGCCTGCCACCGTCTGCGTCACGTCCGGCGGCGCGGCTGTGACCGCGATCGCAGTGGATGGCAAGGTGACTGGCCTCACGCTCGGCACGAGCGGCACGGTGATGGTCCCCGTGCGCAACGGCGGCACCATCACCTTGAGCTACGGCGGCACGGCGCCGTCGTGGGCGTGGGTGCTTGGCTGATGGCCGGCATCCTTGACGAGGCGGGGGGCCTGCTGCTCGACGAGGCGAGCGGCCTCATCGAGGACGAGGCATCGGCGGGGATCGGCATCCTCGCCGCGTCCACGACCTCGGGCGTCAACACGTCCGCGACCAGCCCGTGAGGAGGCAGCGTGCGTTACCCGAGCGGCCAGCCGGTCAGGGTGTCCACGACCGTCCGGGAGCTGGACGGGACGCCCGCCGCCCCGGCCACCCTGGTCCTCACGGTCCAGGCGCCGGATGGCACGAGGACGGACTACGGCAGCCCGTCGAGCGACGTGGAGGGCACCTACTACCTGGACGTTCCCGCCGCTGGCCTCACGCAGCTAGGCCACTACCAGTACGCGTGGGTAGCGACCGGCGACGGCGCCGGGGTGGCGGCGGGCAGCCTCGACGTCTACGACCCGTTCGAGGTCAGGGTCCTCAGCTTGCAGGACGCGAAGGACATGCTGGCCATCCCGCAGTCCGCCACCACCCATGACGCGGAGCTGGACGGCTGGATCGCCAGCATCGAGTCGGGCCTTGAGAAGAGGACTGGCGGCCCGGTCGTCACCCGGTCGTTCACGGAGCGCTGCGAGCTGGACGGGACGATGCGGGCGCTGCTGGTCCGCCAGCGGCCGCTCGTCAGCGTGACGTCGATCGTGTCGGTGGCGTCGAATACGCCGATCGACATCAGCGCCGGGCTGGACATCGACGCCAACTCCGGCGTGATCCGCACGAGGCTGGGCTGGCCGTTCATCGGCCCGTTCTTCGCGTTCCGGCCGGCGATGATCGTCACCGGCACCGCCGGCTGGGGTACCTCAGTCCCGGCGGCGTTCAGGACGTTCGCGGAGATCACCATCCAGCACCTGTGGTCGACCCGTCGCGGCCCGGTGGCGATGCCGATGGGCGGCGAGCAGCTGGTCACGGTCCCCGGCTTCGGCTACGCCGTGCCGAACGCGGCGGCTGAGCTGCTGGACGGCAGCCAGGACGGCATCCCCTTCACTGTGGAGGCGTACGTCTAAATGAAGTTCCTCGACGAGGACATGAGAAATTTCTCCGGGTTCTACCTCCTGCTGTTCGCGGCCGTTGCGGCGCTGGTGATCTTCAGCATCACCCACGTGATCGTGTACGGCTCATGAGCGCCACGAGGTTCAATGACGCGGTGCTGTCGCTCATCGCGGCCTACAGCTCGGCAGCGGGACTGTCCGGCGTCCCGGTCTACGACGGCCCGGCGGCGATGACCGGCTCTGACCCGGACTTCCTGATCGTCGGCCACACGGGCGCGCTGGCGAGCGACGGCACGCTGGCACCGGACGCGGCGGCGGGCAGCTTCACGCAAGGCGACCTGGAGATGCCCGGCATGCGGCAGGAGACGGGCTGGGTGGGCTGCGTGATCGTCTCCCAGACCGGCGACGCGGCCGACGTTCCCGGCAGGCGGCAGCGGGCCAGCGACCTGCTGGCTGCGGCTGAGGACGCTGCTGCCGTGAACGGCGGCTACCCGCAGGATGACCGTGGCGCCGGGCTGCTGTTCGACGGGACGGCCAGCGGCCAGTTCACCAGCCGCCTGTCGACCGGGGGCGCCGCCGTGATCCTCGCCTACCGGGTGAGCTACTCGTCCGGGTGGAACTAGATGCGCTGGCTGGTGCTTCACCCCGGCCCTAGCTGGTCCGTGGCTGATGTTTTCAACGGCTGGACTGAGGCGCTGGAGGCGCTGGGGGAGAAGGTCTTCACCTACGACCTGGACCGGCGGCTGCAGTTCTTCACCGCCGCGCTGTTCGAGACCGGGCAGGTAGACGAGCACGGCCACCTCGGGCTGCGGCGGGCGTGCACCCGCGAGGAGGCCGTCCTCATGGCGGCGGAGCCCATCGGCAGCCTCGCATTGCGGCACCGCCCGCACGTGGTGCTGGGCATCTCGGCGTTCTTCACCCCGCCGGGGCTGCTGCAGGCGCTGCGCGACGCGGGCATCCGGGTGGTGCTGCTGCACACGGAGGTGCCGTACCAGGACGATGAGCAGCTGGTCAGGGCCGAGTTCGCGGACCTGAACCTGGTCAACGACCCGGTGAGCATCAGCCGGTACCGGGCGTTCGGGCCGGCCGAGTACATGCCGCACGCCTACCGGCCGCAGGTCCACCACCCTGGCGCGGCGGTCCCTGGCCTGAAAAGTGACCTGTGCTTCGTCGGGACTGGCTTCCCGTCGCGGCAAAAATTCCTCGAGCGGATGGACCTCGACGGCCTGGACGTGCTGCTGGCGGGCGGATGGCCGGGGCTGCCGCTGGACTCGCCGCTGCGCACCCACTTGCTCGATCCGGAGCAGCAGGACATCACGGTGGAGAACATGCGGTGCCTGGATAACGACGTGACGGCGGACATCTACCGGAGCGGCAGGGCTGGCCTGAACCTGTACCGGCAGGAGGGCGAGGAAGCCTGGGATGGCCGGGCGTGGGCGGTCGGCCCGAGGGAGGTCGAGATGGCCGCGTGCGGCCTGCCGTTCGCGAGGGACAGGCGCGGCGAGTCCGATGAGCTGTTCCCCATGCTGCCGTCGTTCACCACCCCGGCTGAGGCGGGGGAGCAGGTCCGCTGGCTGCTGGCGGACGAGGCCCGACGCGAGAGGGCGGCTGTAGCGGCGAGGGCCGCGATAGCCGACCGGACGTTCGAAAACCACGCGAAGCGGCTCTTGCGGCTGCTCGAAAAGAAGGGACAGCCATCATGACACGGTTCAGCGGACGCCAGGGGATCGTCTACCTCGGGCAGGCTGGCTGGAGCCCGCAGACGGGGCAGCCGCCTGCTGCCAGCCCGATCGCGTTCATCACCGACTGGGCGATCAACCGGACGACCAGCCCGATCGACGTGACGGCGATGGGCGACGGCAACAAGGTGTACGTGTCCGGATTGCCGGACTCCAGCGGCAGCTTTAATGGCTGGTACGATTCGGCGTCGCCGCAGACGTACGCGGCGTCCACCGACGGCCTGCCGCGCAGCTTCTACCTGTATGAGGACGCGGTCGGTGCCGCCACGTCGTACTGGTTCGGCGTGATCCTCCCGGACATGGCGATTGCCGGCGCGGTCGCAGCGGGCGTCAGCCTCAAGAGCAACTGGTCTGCGGCGGGCCCGATCCAGCGGTCCCGTGCTGGCGTGATCGGCTGACGTGGCTGGCCTCGATGAGCTGGCCGTGCAGCTGGAGGCGGTCCGCCAGCGGCTGGCGGCCGAGGCGGACGGCGGCCTGTCGCGGCGGCTGGTGGCGGCGATCGGGAAGGCCGTCGACCCGCTGGCGCAGCAGGTCCGCGACGGGCTGCCGGGCCACCTGCCGAACCGGTACGCCGAGGTCATCGCGGGTGAGCTGGACATCTTCCGCCGCACCTGGTCCGACCCGGAGGGCGCGCGGGTCGTGGTCTACGCCCGGACCAACGGGCGCGGCAAGCGGCGGATTGGCCGGCTGGACGACGGGATCCTGTGGCACCCGCTGTTCGGCAGGTTTCCCCGCCGGGACCCCCGTAACAAGTGGTTCGAGATGACGGAGCTGACCACGTCGCACGTCCGCCCCGGCTGGTGGAGCGGTCCCGTCGAGGACGCGGCGCCCCGGGTGCGCGAGGAAATCCAGCAGGCAGTAGACGAGATGATCAGGGAGATCACGAAGTGAAGATCACCATCAACGGCGAGGAATTCGCCTACGACTTCGACTTCTCGCACATGCCGATGTCGGAGGCGCTGGCCATCGAGAAGGTGGCTAATCGCCGGTACGTCGAGTGGGAGATGGCGTTCACTGGCGGCGGCGCTGAGGCGATGGCCGTGTTCGCGTGCCTCGTCTGGAGCCGTGACGGCCGTGACGTCAAGGTTGAGGACGTCCTTTCCGGCAAGGTCGACTTCGACTTCTCCGAGGCGTACTCCAGCGTCATCGCCGGGATCGTGGCGGCCCGGCAGGAGGCCATGGCCGCTGCGGCAAACCCTACGTCCCCGGCCGAGCCCCTTACGGTCCCGGCTGGCACACCTTCGACGCCGAGCGGTACCAGAGCATCTTCGCCGAGGTCTTCGGCATAAGGCCGTGGGAGATCGGCCTGCTAACCACTGACCAGTTCGACAGCCTGGTCGACTACCTGCACGAGACCGGCCGCGCCGGGGACTAGTCCCGGGGCGCGGCTTTTGCATGAAAGACCCCGGCGCCTGCTGAAACAGGCCCGGGGCGTGGCCAACCTGGATGAGAGGCTGACATGGGTGACCCTACCGCTGACGACGCTGCGCGCAAGGAACGGCGCCGTGAGTACCAGCGCAAGTACAGGGCAGCGAACCGGGAACGTCTGCTAGCGGCCAAGCGCGAGTGGTGGGCAGCCAACCGGGACCGCGTCAGCGCTGAGAAGCGCGAGCGTTATGCCACCGATCCTGTCTACCGGCAGGAAATGAATGACCGGAATAACGCCTACCGTGAGGGCAATCCCCAGCAGGCTCGCGAATATCATCGCGCCTACTATGAGGCGAACGGCGAGCGTGTGCGCGCTCACGTGCGCGAGTACGCGGCTGCGAACCGCGAAAAGATCAGTGAAGATCAGGCTAGGCGCTACGCCGCCAATCCTGATCGGTGGTGGGCGTCCGGCATCAAGAGGCGGCATGGAATAGATGCTGCCGGCTGGGCGCGGATGTGGCAGAAGCAAGATGGCCTTTGCTATCTCTGCGGGCGTGAACTGGACGCAGAGAACACGCGCAAGACGCACGTGGAGCACTGGCACGGGTGCGTCGCTCACGACCCGGAATTCTCCTGCGACGCTTGCCGTAGAGGGCTGGCCTGCAACGGCTGCAATCTCATTCTCGGCATAATCCAGGATGACCCGGACCGTCTGCGCGCAATCGCGGACAAGCTTGAGGAAGCGAACCGGTCAGTTCAGGAACGTCAGCTTAAGGCACCCCAGCAGCTAATGCTGGAACTAGGATAACCGAACGGAGGGACCTGGTTACTGATGGCTAGCGAAACTTTGTCGTTTGAAATAACGGGTACCTCCACCTCGGCCACCAAGGCATTCAAGGACACCGCCGGGGCGGCCGGGCTTGCGTCGGCGGCGGCCAAGGAGCTGAACGACCGGCTCGCGACGCAGTCCAAGACGGCTCAGGTCAGCGCTCAGGCGACGCTCAGCATGGTCAAGGCGGACGACCTGCTGCGGGACGCCGAGGCGGAGCTGTCGGGCGCTGCCGCTGAGGCGCGCCGGGAGCTGGCGGCGCAGGGCGACGCGGCGGACAGGGCGGCGGCCCAGACGAAGCTCGCGGCGGACGCCGCCAAGACCGCCGGGGCGTCGGCAGGCAGCGGCGCGAGCGGCATGGCGCTGCTGGTCGCCGGGGCGCTCGCGGTCGGCCCCGGGCTTGCCGTGGCGACGGTGGCGATGGGCGCGTTCGGGGCGCTGGCCATCCCCACCCTCAAGCAGGCCCTCGCGGGCACCGGGCCGCTCGCCAGCGGGGTTCATGACCTGAAGGGCGAGTACGACAGCCTCGCCGCCTCGGTGCGCCCGCAGGTGGTCAGCGACTTCTCCCACGCGATCGACGACGCCCGCCGGATCCTGCCTGAGTTCTCCGGCGTCGCCCACGCGGGCGGCGTGGCGGTGGATGACCTGCTGGGGCAGTTCACTGGCTTCGCGACGTCGCCATCGACCAGGCAGTTCCTCGCGTTCATCACCGCGCAGGCAGGCCCTGAGGCGCAGGCGGCGGGGCAGGCGGTCACGGGGCTAGCTCATGGCGTCGAGGGCCTGGTGCAGGCGCTCGCCCCGCTGGCGAAGGACATCCTGCCCGTCGTCGGCGACGTGGGGAACTTCATCGGGGCGTTCGCGCAGGGCAACCCGGTGCTGGTGCAGGCCGGGTTCAGCGCGACGGCGATAGCGCTGGCGTTCGGCAAGGTCAGGGACCTGGCGATCACGTCGGCGGTCATCCAGGGCGTGAAGGACTTCACGACGGCGACGGAGGGCGCCACGTTCGCCGAGCGGGGGCTGCTCGCCGCCGAGGTCGCGGTGGACGCGATCAGCCCGCTCGGGTGGGTGACGCTGGCCGGCGCCGGGCTGGCCGCGCTGGCGTACGCGGCCTACAAGACGGCCCCGGCCCTCGTGGACGTGACGGGGGCGCAGGACAAGTTCATCGCCGGGCTGGAGAAGACGGCGGGGGCGACCGGGTACAACATCGAGGCCTACCAGCGGGTGGCCGGGGCGCAGGAGTCGGCGTCGCAGGGGTACGTGGCGGCTGCGGCGGCGGCGAAGAAGGCCGGCGACATGCAGGCGTACTACAGCGACATCCTGTCGGCGGGGCTGGCGGCGGGGAACGCGTCCAAGGTCAGCGCGCAGGCGCAGGCCCTCGCCGGCAACCTGGACACCGTGTCCAGCCACTTCGGCATCACGCAGACCGCGGCCGAGCAGCTTGCGAGCGCCGCGGGGGTCACCGCGGCTGACCTTGAGAAGTCGGGCAGCGCAGGCAAGGACGCGGCGTCCAAGGTCATCGCCTACGCGGACGCGGTGAACAAGGCGAACAACCCGACCTCGGCGCTCGGCCAGGACATCGCGACGCTGGACAACAACATGCTGTCGGCGACGACGCAGCTGAACGCCTTCAACTCGCTGTGGAACATCTTCGTGGGCAACAGCGTGTCGGACCAGGCGGCGGTGCAGGCGGACGCGACGGCGTTCGACAGCCTCCAGAAGGCCATCAAGACTTCCGGTGCCGGCAGCGACCAGGCGAAGAGCGCGTTCAGCGCCTACATCCAGCAGGTCGGCACGAGCCTCAACACCCTGATCCAGAACAAGGCGTCAGTGTCGGACGTCAACTCGGCCTACGCGACCGCCATAAAGAACCTGCAGTCGCTCCACAGCCTGACCCCGGTGCAGCGCTCCGACCTCGCGGGCCTCATCAAGGACTACGGCGTGTGGGCGGCGAGCACGATCGGGCTGAGCGGCGCCACGGTGAAGGCCGCCGGGTCGATCTCGGGCAGCTTCATCTCGGCGCTGAAGGGCGCGAAGGAGTGGACGCCTGCCGTGTCGGGCGACGTGAGCACGCTGGCGAACTCCATCCTGAAGACGGGCGACAGCAGCGACGCGACAAAGGGCGCGCGGGCGCAGCTCATCGCCGACCTGCAGCACGCTGGCGTGAACGCCAGCGACGCGAAGGGCCTCGTGCAGTCCTTCCAGGGGCAGATAGACGCCCTGCACGGCAAGACGGTGAACGTCGGCCTGACGACCAGCGGCAGCGGCCAGATCATCATCACAGGGACGGGCCTGAACACGCGGACGATCAACACCACGACGGGCGTGGTCCACACCCTCGGCGGCCACACGGCGGCGGCGGGCTGGCACGTCTCGGGTGGCACGCCGGGCAGGGACTCGGTTCCGGTGCTGGCGATGCCCGGCGAGCTGATCGTCCCCACGTCGATGGTGCGCTCCGGCGCGGTCGACCACCTGCGCGGGAAGATCCCCGGCTTCGCGTCCGGTGGCGTCGTGGGGAAGTCGGCCGGTGCTGAGGCCGGGATCGGGTCCGCTGAGGCGCAGTGGGGGCAGCTCGCCGCCACGGCGTTCGCTCAGGCGGCGCTGACAGCGGTCCAGAAGGCGGCCACCCCGGCGCCGGGGGGCATCGGCATCGGGAACCTGTCGGCGTCCTCGGGCTACCAGGCATTCCAGAAGGTGGCGGCTGCGAAGGGCTGGGGCGCGGCGCTGCTGGCCGACTGGGTGAACGTGGAGATGCGGGAGGCGGGGTTCAGCCTCACGGCCACCAACCCGACCAGCGGCGCGTACGGGATGGCCCAGTTCATCCAGGGTGCGTCGGAGTACGCGCAGTACGGCGGCAACTCGGGCACCTACATCGGGCAGGCCGTCGCGATGGCCAACTACATCAGCCAGCGGTACGGCACCCCGGCGGCGGCGTGGGCCCATGAGCAGTCAATGAACTGGTACGGGAGCGGACTGGACGCGGTGGTCAGCCGGCCAACGGTCATCGGCGTAGGCGAGCGCGGCCCGGAGCGCGTCCAGGTGACCCCGGTGACCGGCCGCAGCAGTGGCACCGGCCCCATCACGATCGTGATCGAGAACCACGGGGTCATCGCCTCGCAGGCTGAGGCGGACAGGTGGCTGAAGGACGGCGTTGACCGGCTGGCCCGGAACGGCAGCCTGACCTACGCGCTGCGGCACTCCCCGAGCGCGGGCTGATGGCGCCCCCGAACTGGCCCGTGCTGACCGTGCAGGGCGGCTTCGTCACCACCAGCCCCGTGCAGGCCGCAGGGACGTTCATCCTCGACGACGGCGTCAACGGGGTGCTGGGCACCAGCACGCTCGGCGCTGACGTCACCTGGTCGGACCTGTCCGCGTGGGTCCGGTCAGGGTCGGTGAGCCGCCCGGCGACCCGCCAGCAGGGGCCGCTGTGGTCCTACCAGCCCGGCACCGCGTCCGTGGTGCTCAAGAACGGCGACGGCCGGTTCGACCCGGACAACATCAGCGGCCCGTACGTGGCGGCGGGGGTGACGCAGCTGACCGCGATGGTCCCCGTCCGCGTCCGGGCGTCATGGCGGGGCGTCACCTATCCGCTGTTCTCCGGCTTCGCCGACAGCTGGGAGCCGGAGGACGGCCGCAACTACGGCGGCCGGTACGCGCAGGCGACCGTGGCGGCGACCGACGCGCAGAAGGTGCTGAACGGCATCACGCTGCCCGCGACGGGCGCGACCGGCGCGGGCGAGGACACTGGCGCGCGCGTGACCCGCGTCCTCGGGCTGGCAGGCTGGTACACCGGCAGCGGCTACCGGCAGGTAGCGGCGGGCAACTCCACCGTGCAGGCCTATGCGGGGGGCGATACCGCGTGGAACCTGATGCAGGCGGCGGCCGACGCTGAGATCGGCGAGCTGTACGTCGACGGCGCAGGCCGGGTCACGTTCCGCAACCGGCACGCCATCCTCACCGACAGCAGGTCGAACACGCCGCAGGCGGTGTTCGGCGACTCGATCGGCACGGTGGAGGCGGCAGGCACTGAGCGCGCCTACACGTCAGTTACCCGAGCCCGGGACGACACCACCCTGGCCAACGACGTGCAGGCCACCCGGACCGGCGGCACCCTCCAGCAGGTACAGGACGCGGTCAGCATCCAGAAGTACCTGTTCCCGCGCACCTTCCCGAAGTCTGGCCTGATCCTCCAGGACGACAGCACGGCGCTCAACTGGGCGCAGTGGGTCCTGTACGTGGCCAAGTCGGATGAGGACAGGTTCGACCAGCTGGTCATCTACCCGCTGCGGCACCCGACGTCGCTGTGGCCGCTGGCCCTCGGCCGCGAGGTCGGCGACCGCATCCAGGTGTGGCGCCGGCCTCCGCCGCAGGCACCCGGCGCCGGGATCACCGTCATCAAGGACTGCTTCATCCGTGGCATTTCCCACTCGTGGGACTTCAGCGCGGGCACCTGGGTGACCACGTGGACGCTCCAGGATGCGTCGAAATACGGCAGCTTCCTGACCCTCGACAACCCGGTCCTTGGCGTCCTGGGCGCCAACGCCCTCGCCTTCTAGGAGATCTATGGACATGAGCCCGCACACGCCGCAGGAGATCAGGCGGTGGGCCCACGAGCGCAGGCCGCACGAGCGCGAGGCACCCCCGGCGGTAGGGGAGCGGCTGCTGCTGAGGGCGCGAGACTTCGGCGCGGCGGTCCCCGTCGCGGTGGTGGCGGTGCAGGACATGACCACGGCGGGGAGCCACTGGCACCAGCACGGCGCCCTGACGGAGACGCAGGGCGCGGGCGCCCCCGACCCGACGGTGTGGGTGCACGAGGCTGG